GACAGCTGGAAACCTTAAAATTAAAGGAAACAATAGTTTAACTTTCAAAAAAGTAACCGTAAATGCACCAAGCGATTATGATACAGTTGAAAAAATAAAAGAATATTCAGCAACTAGCGCTGAGGCGTTAAGAAAAATGAATACTTTTCTTTTTTTAAATGCAAATATAGACGGAGCTTCAGACGCTAAAGTTTCATCTGTTAGTGAAGTAAATTTTGACTCTGGTGGATATAAAGAAGATAAATCAAGAGAAAGAACGACATTAATAAGCGATAATATTAAACTGATAGAAGATGCTATAAGACAAAGGTCGTTTGAATCTTCTAAATCACAATTAAGACAAATTACTATTGGAGAGATATTCAAACAACTTTCTCAGGATGCAGGATACATTTTAGGTAAGATATTAGAAGTTGGACAAAAAGGTTTAGAAGCAAGTCCTGACAGAAAAGAAGCTGCAGGAAATCAAGATATTATAGGTATGCAATTTCCTTTAATGATTGATACTGAAAAAAATGAGGAAGTTCCAGCTAAAGGTTATAAGGTTAATGAAAACGAGCTTGCGTTTGTTAATGATTTTGTATCAGCTATAAGTGAAGGTGTTGCATTGGACTTGGTTCAAGATGACCAAGCTTTAGGTTTGGCAAATGATACATCTCTAGTTAAGAGAATTAATAATGTTGAAGCTCCGAGAGGAAATCCATATGCTCCTTTTTTTAGAAATATAGCTCAAAACATTATGGTTAGAGCAGGAATTATTGCGTTTTTAACTAGAAGTAGTGATCCAAATTATCCAGGTGATTATGATACATTTTGGGGTATAGACAGAGAATCTGTAGAGGAAATATTAGAGTTAGCATCCGCTGACATGGAAAATGTTACAACAGGGATGTTATCTCAGTTAGATAGTACAGAATACATTCAGTTGAAGCAGTTTTGTAATTATTGGACAAGATTGATGACAGATGATGGTTTAAAATATTTAGATGATGAGGGAAAACCAACGTCAACCGATATACCAACTAATGATTTTGAAGACGAATTAGATGATGGGTTAATCTCAAGAGGTGTAATTGTTGATAAGTCTTCTGGTACAAGAAAAACATTAACATATATTTATAATGAAGTTTTTGGAAATATCGCATCAGACGAAAATACAGTTGGTGGTATTATAGATAATTCTACAGCTCTTTATATTAACCAAGCAAGTATGCAATCCCAAGCTGTATATAATAATAGAATACTTTATAGAGTGCCTAAAACAAATAAGCTTACAGATGATTATTCATATGTATTATTTAAAGGTTCAGATGCAACAAAGGCAAGAGAGGCAAATAGTGCAAATAGTGATGATACAGTAAAAGGTGAGGATTTAGATAAATATTTATTAGGTATTGTTCCTATTAATTCTTTTAAAGGAACTAATAATTCTGAATTAGGTAGAGTAACGCTAATAAATAAAAGATTTCCATTTGCTGTTTTAAAATATTCTGAAATGGCAAATCCACCAAGATTAGCTTGGAAAGATGAGGATAATTGGGTTAAGGCTGTAGTATATTCTGCTGATACAAAAATAGTAGATCCTCAAAAAACCGAAACAGATAATGATAAAAATTTAGCACCTTCAAATTTAGCTGTATCAGTTGCTTTTCATCCGTATTCAAAGGATAAAGGTTTGGTTTTTGGACCTTTCTATAAAACGTCATCTGGTCGTAATCATAGAGCTGCAATTAGAAAGATGTGTCAAGTTATTTTGGAAAAAATGGGCACTCTAGAGGAGGATAGAAATAAAATAATTTCAAGTGTAGTAGGTAAGGCAGAAGAAGGTAAAAACGCATTATATAAACAATTTCATGTATTGTTTCATCAATGGGAGGTTTTAATGTATGATGATTCAGATAATGATGATAATTGTTCAAACCCAAAAATTGATTCAAAGTCTATTGTAAATACTTTAGAGGAGAGATATGGCGGAAAAAATATTTCAGAAAGACATGTTGCAATAAAAAAAGAAAGTAGAAAAGAAAAAATAAAAAGTTTAGATTCTAATGTATTTATATATGATTGTCCTGTTAGTGATGTAGCAGATATAGATGTTAGAAATTCTTTGATAAATATTGAACCAATGTATAGTCCTGATGGAAATACAACTGTTTTGAATATGATTCAACAATTATGTACAAAAAATAATTTTACATTTGTTGCTGTACCAGGAAACGGCGACTTCAATGATTATTCAGAAGTTTTTAAACCACATCCATCAACACCTCAAAGAATCCAAAATCTTTTTTATATTTTGTTTTCGCCTACACCAGAAAATAGGACAACGTTGTCAAATTCTAGTAGTGTAATTCTATCTCAAGCTAAAAGCCCTATTTTAAATAGTGAAGCTTTTGAGGTAAAAGTTGGGTCTACTGAAAATAAAATATTTAAAGGCGTAACTATAGATAGTTCAGAAAATAAACCAACAGCAGAAAGCGTATTTAATTTGCAAAAACTTTCTGACAACCAAAATGCAAGTAAAAAAATTGGAATAGAATGCTCAACACTTCCTGTTTTGGAAGGTAAAAGCTATAAAGCTGGGTTTACTATGATAGGAAATGCCCAAATATTTCCTATGCAATATTTTTATTTGAATAGTATACCATTGTTTAATGGTCTGTATCAAGTAAAAAGTGTAAAACATAGTATTACTCCTAATAATATGACTACCACAGCTGAGGGTATAAGAATGAGAATGAGTATGGGGACATCGGCATCTATTAGACCAATAACTTTAGAGACTTTTGAAAACTTAGGAATAAAAATAGACTCTGTAGATGCGAGCGATTTGAATGAAAGAGAATTTAAAGCAAGACCTGTTCAAGCTCCAACCACTGGTGTTGCTACACCTTTGGTAGAGGCTCAAGATTCTGAATCAATAGTTGGAGGTACTCCATCTGGAGAATATATACCATATGATAATTTATCTTCTAAAGCAAAAGGTCTTGTGAATCTACCAAATACATTGGTTGTTGTGAGGGAGTTTTCTAACGCAAAAAGAACGGGTGGTACTATGTGGTATAATAAAAAAGTTTTAGGTTTTACAGTAGAAGACCCTGTAAGAACTACTAAGATTGATGATAAAACGGCAATTCCAAATGGATTTTTCAATATTGTATTAGACACAACAGGAAATCCAGGTTTAACTGCATGTTATGTTAGATTTCCCAATGATTCTAGAGCTAAATTTAAAAGCCCAGGTGTTTTTCCTAAGATTGGAACAAGTACGGATGGTAATACTTTAAAAGGTTATGGGTTGAGTTTTGGGGGTGTTAGGATACATAATGGTACAGATGAAAATTGGTCTTCTGGTTGTATTATATATTCTTCAGAAAGATTGTCAGATGGAAGAATAAAGAATGATATAGAACATTGTAAAGCTTTAACTAAGCTTATATATGACAATAAAATAACACAAATAGTTGTCACAAACGAATTTCAAGTAAACGCTGGAGCTAAAACAACAACTTAAAAGTTTAATTTGTTGTAAAATAAATTAAAAAAGCTTATATTTATACAATAATTTATGGCAAGAATAAAACCAGAAGAAATCTCTTATAAGATAAGTGACCAAGGATTTTACTTGGATGGGAGATTGAGTGCTCTAGTAGATGGTAGTGCTTATGATTTTATGGGTAGAGAGATATTTAGCGTTGGTTTCTTTAGGGACAATATTGGGTTCGGAATTATAAGTGTAGATATTGAACTAAACACAAACTTAAACCCAGTAATAACAATTACTTTTAAAGATTTGTATGGTAATACAATGTTTGGTAAAAATGAAACTTCTGATTTCACGAATTACAAAATTTTATTTAATTGGCCACCTCCAAAATTTCTTTTTACATTTAAAGGTTATTTAGGTAGTCAAGTTACATGGTTGCTAACTTTAAAGCAGACATCTGTCACTTACCAATCAGATGGTAGTTATGATATTAAATGTGAGTTTATACCAAATCAATGGGGTTTTATGTCTGATTTACCTTTTCTTTTTTTATTGGCAGCAAAAGGTCTTAGAAAAAAAGAATTAAATGATTCTGATTTTAAGCAAGTTAGAAGCATATTTGACTTAATTAAGATAGGTAGAAAGGTTGAGGTTAAATCACAGCAAGTTTCTGCTGAATTTGATATTCTACAACAACAAATGACTCTTTTAAAATCAAATAGAATTGTAGAGGCATTAGTTTATAGTAAAGTCATTAAACTTGAAGAGGCTATTGATGGTACTTTTGGTAATAATAGAATAAAAAATAGTGGAACTTTACAATATAAGACTATAACTATAAAAACTCCTGACGCTCCAATTAATACGTTAGAGAAAATTAAAACTTACACTTCTACAAATGCAGAAGCATTAAAAAAGGTGAATATATATTTATTGTTAAATGCTGAATTTGAAGGTGTAAAACCAGAAAATGTAAGCTTAAGTGAAATAAATTTTGACAACGGAGGATTTAGAGACGATAAAGTAAAGCAGAGAATTGATATTATTAATAATAATCTTAAAATCATTCAAGATGTAATCAAGGATAGAATTTATAAGTCATCGAAATCTCAATTAAGACAGATAACAATTGGAGAGATATTCCAACAGCTAGCTAAAGACTCAGGTTATATTATGGGTAAAATACTAAAAGCTGGAGAAGAAGGTTATTTAAAAAATACAGATGAAAGAGATAGTGCTGTAGAGAGTGAGGCAATAATAAATAAACATTTCCCATTAATGATTAAAGGGAAAGAAAAAGATGAAGTTCCAGCTGAAGGTTATGGAGTGGAAGATTATGAGATGGCTTTTGTAAATCAATTTATTACAGCTATAAGTGAGGGTGTTGCTAAAGATTTGATTCAGCCTGCTCAACAACAAGAAGGTACTTCTCAAGATAATGTCCTAACTAAGAGGATTAACAATGTTGAAGGACCAAAAGGAAATCCTTATAAACCATTTTTTAGAACCATTGCTCAAAATGTATTAATTAGATCAGGTATTATTTCATTTTTAACTAGAAGTAATGACCCAAATTACCCTGGAGATTATGATAATTATGTGACAGATAGAGAATCTGTTGAAGAAGTTACTACGTTGGCTATTTCTGATATGGAAAATATTTCTACACAAATGCTTTCTGAGTTAAATGAAACAGAAACACTTCAGTTAAAGCAGTTTTGTAATTTTTGGAAAAATTTTGCTTCGTCTGATGGTTTTTTTTTACTAGCAGAAGATGGTTCTGGAAAGTTTGATGGATTTGTTCCGAGAACAGAATTTGAGATAGCTATACCAGATGGTTTAAAAAATAGAAAAGCAATTGTTGACAACGCATCAAAAGAAGCTAGGACATTAGACGATATTTATAATATGGCTTTTGGGGTTGGCGGAAACAATTCTGCTAGTGATATAATAGACACGTCAAACACTAAATATTTAAAAAGAGATAGTTGGCAATCACAAGCAATTTATAATAATGAAATTTTATACAGAGTGCCACTTGTAAGTCAAGGGTCTGACAAGTATACTTTTGTTTTATTTGATGGTGTAGATTCTAACAAGGTAAGGTCTATAAATAGTTCAAATAGTGATGGTGAGGCTAGAAATGCGGATCCTGATGCAACTAGTTTTTTCGGAGCATCAAAAGATAATTTACTAGGTTATGTGCCAATAGACACATACACTGGTTCAGATGGGGAAATACTTCCAAGAGTAGAATTCATGCAATCAAGATTAGAAGTTGCTTTGTTGAAATATTCTGCTATGGCAAATCCAACTAGAGAAGCTTGGAATGATGAAACAGAGTGGATGAATTATTGTGTTTATCCAACAGATGCTGAGTTTATAAATCCAAGTTTAATTCAGTCAGGAGATGTAGATAAGCAGATACCAGCATCAGATATAACAGCTTCTATTGCTTTTCATCCATACCCTGGAGATAAAGGGTTGTTGTTTGGGCCATTTTATAATTCAGTATCAGGAAGAAACCACTTAGCCTGTATTATAACAATGTGTAATGAGATTTTAGGAAAATTCCAATCACTAGAAGATGAAAAAAATAAGTTGATTTCAGATATTCTAGGTCAGGCAGAAGATGGAAAAAATGCGATATATAAACAGTTTAATATTCTATATCATCAATGGGATTCATTGTTGTTTAAAGATATAAATACTAGTGATACAAAAAAACAATATAAAAAAATAGATATTCCAGAAATTGTTTCTGAATTAGAAGAAAGATTTGGAGGGGATAATCAACATAGATCGCCAAACTCTGGGGATAAAAAACTTTCAATTAAAACATATAAGAACTGTACGTTTGTGTATGATTATCCATTAAACAATACGGCAAAGTTAAATGTAAAAAATTCAATAATAAACATAGAGCCTTTATATAGAGCAGATTCAAACACGACTGTGTTAAATATTATTCAACAGGTGTGTCAAAAAAATAACTTTATGTTTATCCCAATACCAGGGAATGCAGATTTCAATGATTGTACGGATATATTTAAGCCTCAAATAACTAATGAGGTTGAGTTGAAGAATTTATTTTATATAATGTTTGCTCCAACACCTGAATCTAGGACTAGATTGGATAATAAAGATGCATCTGTATTATCTCAAAGCGTTCAGACAACTATTTCAGAGGATGTATTAGAAGTGCAAATAGGTTCTCCGTATAATAAAATATTTAAGTCCGTAGATATAGAGACGTATGAGAATAAGGCAACAGCCGAAAGTATTGTAAACCTACAAAGACTTACTGATAATGAAAATCAAAATAAAAAGGTTACTACAGATTGTTCTCTACTACCAGTTATGGAAGGTAGGAGTTGCAAGACCACGTTTGAAATAATAGGTAATGCGCAAATATTTCCTATGCAATATTTTTATCTTAATAGTATTCCACTGTTTAATGGGTTGTATCAAACATTGAAGGTTAATCATAGTATAACACCAAATGATATGACTACTAAAGCGCAGGGTGTTAGAATGAGGTTTGCGCCAGGATCATCAGGCGGAGTTCAGCCTATTACATTAGAGTCTTTTCAAAAAGAAGATATTGTCGTAGAAGAATTAGAAGATTCACCTTTAAAATCTAGAGAATCAGCAGACAGGTCATCAACATTAACATCTACAGATAGTGGTCCTGTAAGTTCTGGTGATGGAGGTGGTAGAAAAGTCGGGTGTCCTGAAATGAATTTTAAGAAAAATGATATATCTAAAAGAGTGGATGTATCTAAAGTGTATACTATGGCTAAGAAAATTTTCCCAGAATTGTCAAAGAAAGCATTATCTGGAATGTTAGGTCATTTTAGGTATGAAGGTCAATTTAATCCAACAGCATTTAATGGCACTGGAGGTGGATGTGGAGCTCTTGGTATTGCTCAGTGGAGAGGTAGTAGGTTAACAAATTTGCAGAATTTAGCAAAAAAAGAAGGTACTGGAATAGAAGATTTCGAAACTCAATTAAAATTTATAAAACAAGAAATGACATTGTCTTATACTAAAGTTTGGAATCTACTAAAAAATCAAAATTTGAGCCTTAGGCAATATACTGCTATAGTTCATATTAGTTTTGGTTTGGGAAATTCAGATCCAAATTCGTATTATGCTTCTATAGTTAATGAATCTACTTATACAAAAGTGTATAAAAATAAGGGCGGAAAAACTCCTCAAAGTATACCTAAGAGGTATAAATATGCTGAAGAGTTTTTTGCTTTATAGTAAAAAATAAATTTATCAGTTAAGTATTAATATGAGTAATACAAATTCTAGAATAATAAAAGCAGAAGAAACAGATTTCACTATAAGTGATTCAGGTTATTATTTGGATGGTAGATTGATTGCTATTGTAGATGGTAGTCAATATGATTTTATGGGTCGTGAAATTTTTACCACTGGATTTTTTAGGGAAAATATTGGCTTCGGCATTACAAGTATAAATATTGAAATAAATACATCACTACAGCCTATAGTTACAATAACTTTTAAAGATTTGTATGGAAATGCAGTTTTTGGAAAAGATGTTATTGATCAAGATGTTCCCAATTATTCTGTTCTTTTTAATTGGCCACCGCCAAAATTCCTTTTTACATTTAAAGGGTTTTTGGGTAGACAAGTTTCTTGGGTATTAAATTTAAAACAGACATCAACATCTTATCAGCAAGATGGTAGTTATGATATTAAGTGTGAGCTTATTCCTAGTCAATGGGGTTTTATGGGTGATTTGCCATTTCTTTTTTTGCTGGCAATAAAAGGATTGAAAAAAAATGAATTACCTCCTGAAGAGTTTAAAAAACAACAAACAGTTTTTGATTTAATAAAAATAGGCTTAAGAAGTGAAACTAAGACAAAAGAAATAACAAAAGAGTTTGATGTATTGTTGACTCAAATGAATCTTATTAAGTCAAATAGGATTGTAGAGGCTATTTGTTATGGTAAAACAATTAAGTTAGGCGAAGAGATTAATGGAACGGCAGGAAATTCTAAAGTCGTATCAACTAGGGAAGGTAAAGAGACTATAAATTTTAGTAATATTACGTTTCCAGTTCCAAAGGAGGCTGAAATAAATAGTGCCGACAAAATAAAAGAATATACATCCTCAAATGCAGACGCTTTAAGAAAAGTAAATACATATCTTTTACTTAATGCACAAATAGGTTCAGCAACTAGCAAGAATGTGAGCTTGGGTAGTGTGAATTTTAATTCTGGATCATATGAATCAGAAGAAATGAGATCTAGAATTACACTTATTGATAATAATATAAGAGTTATAGAAGCTGCTATAAAAAAAAGAATATACGACTCAAGTAAAAGTCAGCTAGAAAAAATAACTATAGGTCAAATTTTTAGACAAATGGGTAGAGATTCTGGTTATATTATGGGTAAAATATTGGAGGCTGGAGCTCTTGGGTATAGTAAAAATACGACAGATAGAGATGAAAAAGTACAATTAAAAGAAATAATCGGAAAGCAATTTCCTTTAAAAATAGATACTGAAACTGGAAATGAAGTCCCTGCTATTGGTTCGGGAGTTGACATAGAAAATTATGAGTTAAATTTTGTAGATAAATTTATTACCGCAGTAAGTCAAGGTGTTGCGCAAGACTTAATAAGAGAAAATCAAATAGGTGGTTTACCTGATGATACAAAACTTCTTAGAAGAATTAATAACATAGAAGCTCCAAAAGGAAATCCATACAAGCCTTATTTTAGGAATATTGCACAAAATATAATGGTAAGAGCTGGTATTGCTTCTTTTTTAACAAGAAGTAATGACCCAAATTATCCAGGTGATTATGATACTTTTTGGAAAATAGATAGAGAATCTGTAGAAGAAGTTTTAAGGTTAGCATCTTCTGATATGGATAATATATCGGAGCAAATGCTAAATGAAATAGAAGAAACTGAATATATGTTATTAAAACAGTTTTGCTATTATTGGTCAAATCTAATAACAGATGATGGTCTTTTTTTATTAGGTGAAGATGGTAAACCAGAAGGTCTTCCTTTTGCTGGCTCAGATTTCAAAAAGCCAATTCCAAGTACTGTTATTGATAAGAAAGTTAGAGTAGATAAGTCTGACGAAAGCGTTACTCTAAATATAAATGACATATATGATTTAGTTTTTGGAAGTAAAAAAAACGTAAACGATGATGATGTAGGATATGATAAATCAAACGCAGGGTTTATTAGTAAAGAAACTATGCAGGCTCAAGCTGTATTAAGTAATGATATTTTATATAGAGTTCCAAAAACAGATACTGCTAAAAATGATTTTACTTTCGTTTTTTTCCAAGGTTCAGATGCAACAAAAGCAAAAGAAGCAAACAATGCATCTAGTGATGACCAAGCAAAAAATGAAGATCCTGACGCAACAAGTTTAACGGGAGGTAAAAAGCCTTTGGTCGGTATAGTTCCTATAGACACATACTTTCCTTCTCAAGCAGGGGGAGCTTCAGGCGCAAATGCTTCAGAGCCTTTAGGTAGGATAACTTTTGTTCAGGAGAGGTTGAAAGTTGCTGTAATAAAATATTCGGAAATCAACAATCCTTCTCCGTCTCTTTTTTCTCCAGATGGTCAAAAATGGGAAGACTTGGTGCTTTATCCGACAAGTTCTAATGAGGCTGAGCAAGCCAAAATAGTCCCGTCAAGTACAAATATTACAGATTTTAATTTACAAATCCCAGCTTCAAACTTAGCTGTTGCCGTTGCCATGGCTCCTCTTTCTAGTGATAAGGGGTTAGTTTTTGGACCTTTCTTTAATTCTCCTTCAGGAAGAAATCATAGAGCTTCTATTAAGAGGATGTGTAGTATTATACTTAGTAAGATGAATAAGGTTGAACAAACTAGAAATCAAATTATTTCTGATGTCTTAGGTAAAGCTACAGAAAGTAGAGATACAATATATAAACAATTTCACACATTATATCATCAATGGGAAGCGCTGTTGTTTGATGATTCTAAATATGACTCAGGTAAAGATGTTGAGTTTCCAATTATACCAATTGAAAAAATAGTTCAGACATTAGAAGATAGATATGGCTCTGAAGATGTTGCAGACAATTCAAGACATTATTCAACAAAATCATCTATAAAATCAGGTGTGGATAAAAAAAGTCAAATAGAAGCACTAGATACAAATGTTTTTGTTTATGACTACCCTTTAAATAATCAAGCTGATATTGATGTTAGAAAATCAATGATAAACATAGAACCTATGTATAGACCTGATGGTAATACGACTGTGTTAAATATGTTTCAACAAGTATGTACAAAAAACAACTTTACATTCGTTCCAATTCCAGGGAATGGTAATTTTAATGATTATTTAGAAATTTTCAAACCTCAAATAAGCACAAAGGTAAGATTACAAAACTTATTTTATGTTATGTTTACACCAACACCAGAATCTAGAGTGAAGGCTATAAATGACAAAAAAAGTACTTTAACTGAAGACTATGAGGTAAGTCCAAATCAAGATGCTTATGAAGTTAAGGTTGGTTCTCCAGATAATAAAATTTTTACAAATTTTAGCGTAGACACATATGAAACTAAAGCGACAGCTGAATCTATAATAAGTACTCAGAGGGCAACTGATAATGATAATCCAAACAAAAAGATAGCTACAGATTGCTCTCAACTTCCTGTTATGGAAGGTAGGAGCTATAAGGCAACTTTTGAAATGAAGGGAAACGCACAAGTTTTCCCAATGCAATATTTCTATTTAAATTCTATACCAATTTTTAATGGTATATATCAAGTTACTAACGTTAAGCATAGTATTACACCTAATGATATGTCTACAACAGCAGAAGGAATAAGAATGAGGTTTTCAAAAGGGGAATTAGCAGGAATTAGACCTGTGACTTTAGATAGTTTAGCTAGTATAAATGTTGTTGAAGAAACAACAGACGCATCGAGTCTTACAGATAGAGCGGTAAATACCACTAGGCAACAACCTGTGTTTGAAGAAACTTCTGAAGGAAATACAACACTAGATGCTAATTTTGACCCTAATGTTACAGATGTTGATTTGTGGATATATCTTTCGTGGAATCAAGGTGTTGGTGGTGCAGTGGAGCATTACAAGATTTCAAAAGGGAAAAAATCAAATTATGGATCTGTGACAAAGGCTGCTATAAAATCGAATTGGCCAGGAAATTTGAAGTCTTCAGCTGGCGTTGGAAAAGCAAATATAGATTCCTTATATTATTCAAATCCAAAATCGCTAGCAATAGCTTTTATAGATGTTTGGAAGCAACATTATGCGAAAAAAACAGAGCAAGCGCTTCCTAAACTTAATAGTGCTGGTAAAAATAGAAGCGGTGTGCTTTATTCTGAAATTAAAAAAGCTTTCCAAAAATATGAACAAGCTGATTTGGGATTATCTTGGGATAGGATTGGAAATTTTGGTATGATAGAAAATGGTCTTAATACTGATACAGATGGATCAAAAACATTTCAAGGGATGTTTCAGATGAATAAAAATTATGCAAGTAATCCAAATTATAAAGGAGTTTTAGATTATGCAAAAAAAGGTCAAGGTCATAAAGCTGGTTGGATTGAGTATGATATATATAAATTAACTGAAAAATCAGTTAATTTTATTATAGGTTCATTTAATAAATTTGTTAAAAACTCAGGATTTCCAAATTAATTCGTATATTTGCCTCTAATATGGGTCAAAATATATTTTCTATATGTAATATTATTGCAACTGATAGCGAAGATTATCAGTTTCTAAACGAGCATTTATGTAATTACCCTGTTAGGATTAATAAGGTATTTTCTAGTGTTGAATCTTTTGATGAACCTACAATATTAATTGGATGGAATTATGTCAAAGATAAGTACCCGAATCAAAATATTTTTGATAAAAAGATACAAGAAAATTTATATTGGACTTATAGTCATTCGGAAGATAAAAAAAAGTTTATTCAAGAAGTAGAAGAGTTTTTTTATAGTCAAATAAAAAAATGGCTTCCAAGTGATTTTATTGAGTATGATTCTTTGTTTTCAAATTTAAGCTTCTTTGAATTTTGTGAAAACAATTTAAAAAAAGAATTTTCTGTTTTTGTATATTTTTATAGTGGTGCTCTATATGTTAGAAATGACAATAAAAATTATATAATAAACATAAAATCTTTGTATCTTACAGAGTTAGAGTTTAAAAAAACAATTACCACTTTCCTAAATTCTTATAAGATAATAGCTTTTTCTTATAAGAATTTCTGTGAATATATTGACTTAGATGAAATAGGGGAGATAAATACAATTGAAAATTTAAGATGGGTAAATATGGGAGTTGATACTAGTGAAAAGTATTTTCATATAATACCAAACTTTGATGATCGTAAATATATTCCTTTCTTTATGAGTAAGCTTAATTCAATAGGTCTAGATATTGAAGAGCAAATGTTTATGAAAAGAATGTGTAGACGAGATGTTGCAACTTTTTGGATGTCTACAAGAGAAATTGCCTTTTCAGAAAGTTTTTCAAACAATAGATTAAATTTCAAAATAAGAAAATATTACAAGTTATCGAAAATAGAATATTCAAATAAGAGAACAATAACAGGTCGTGTAACAGCTCACGATAGTTATAATCCTCAAAATCTTCAAAAAGATAATCAGGAAAGAGCGGACATCATAACAAGGTTTGAGGGTGGTAGCATATTGGTATATGACTATACATCTTTTGAAACTAGAATATCTTTGTTTAAATGTAAAAATGAAGAATACAGAGATAAATATAAAGATGCCGATTTGCATTATGAAACAGCAAAGATACTTTATCAAAAAGTTGATATATCTGAAAGTGAAAGAGATTTTTGTAAAATATTAAATCACGCTATTCTATATGGCGCAGGAGAAGAGACTCTGCTTAAGAAATTGGTGGGACTTTCGGATCCAGAATATAAATTATATTTGGTAAAAAGTTTTTTATCTCCATTGATTGAAATGGCAAATGAAATGAGAGAACAATTTTCAAATAAAGGTTATTTAGTTAATGATTGGGGATCAATTGTCAGGATAGAAAAAAATTATGCAAGTTTCAATAATTATATTCAGTCAACTGCCTCTGAAATTGTTGTTGATAAAGTTTGGGAAATAAGAGAACTTTTTAAAGGAAAGAATAGTCAGTTTTTGTTTCAAGTACATGATTCTTTAGTGTTTGACATTCACCCTTCGGAAAAATATTTAATCAATGAAATAGGTAAAGTATTATCAATTCACAATGGTATGAATTTTACTCTTGCATATAAAGTTGGTTCAGATTATAAAAATCTAAGTGAAAACATAAATTATTCGCATTAGAAAACTTTTGACATATTTATTATATAATAGACAAGTTGTTAAATGTTTTTATCAGAATATTATAAATATAGAATGCAAGCTTTAGCTGGTATAATTGTTGAGGCTAAAAAAAACACTGAATATGAGTTTCAGGTAAGAGATATTGGAGGTTCTGTTTTTTATAAAAGAAAAAAAGGAGAAAGTGTTTGGGACTTTATATCAGCAGAAGATTTTGCAGAAAATTGTCAAAATGGCAAACTTGTGAAGTGGGATAAAAAATGAAAAAATAAATCTTATTTTTTTAATAAAAATCTTGATTTTTGAACTCTTTTTTTATATATTTATTTATCGATAGTATAAATAAATTAGAATTATTATGGGAAAAATTACGTATTACATTAAGAAAAAAATTGGAAGAGAAGTACATTCATTTTCGGTAGAAGGAGCAAATTTATTTGACGCTGTTCTAACATCTAGAAACTTATCATTTAACAATGTTGAAAAGTGTGGTAAATGCGGTCACGATGATTTAGATCTAGGTGCTCACGCAGCAAAAGGAAAATTTAAGTATGTAACTATTAAGTGCAAAAAATGTAAATCTTATTTGAATTTTGGTCAACAACAAGAAAATCCAGACATCTTCTATCTAAGAACTAAACAAGAAGGTGACAGAAAAGTTCTCGATTGGCAGGATGCAAGTACTCCAATGGATGAAAATTAAGAGAAGAGCGTTTAACGCTCTTTTTTTATCAATAAGAATTTGGTAAAAAAATAAGTTGATAAAAAAATAAATAAATTTTGATAAGTAGAAATACTTTCATAGATTTGTAATCTAAATAACAATTTAAAAAAAAAATCTTATGGCAAAGAAAGCAATCAAACAAATTGATGAAGAATTAGTTGACACAGAAACAGGAGAAATTTTAGAAAACTCAGAAAAGAAAGAGAAGCCAATAATAAATAAAGCGTTTGCTAGTTTAAAAGACTATAAGGCAAAAATTAATTTTGTGGAAACAAAATATAAACCGCAGGAATGGATTGACATGAGTCCTGCATATAAGCAGACTTTTAATCTTCCAGGTATGCCAATAGGACATATGTGTATGATTTACGGTAAATCAGATACTGGTAAATCTACAATGGCTACAGAATTGGCAGCTCACGCTCAAAAGCAAGGTATTGTACCTGTTTTTATTATAACTGAAAATAAATTTTCAGAAGCTAGAGCGACGCAAATGGGTGTTAATCTAGATAATGCACTTCTTTTTAAGGGTGTAAAGACAATAGAAGAAGGGTGTTTGTTGATTAAAAATATTCTTGATGATTTAGACGACCCAAAACAAAAAGACTTCAAATTTGATGTTTTATTTATTTGGGATTCATTAGGGGCTACACCTACTAAAGATGAGTTGGAAAGAAAAGAAGACGAAGGAGAAGGTGGGGCTATGATGAAAGCTGCAAGGGTTATGAAAGAAGAATTCCAAAGATATCTTGTTCATAGAATTAATGGCTCAAGAGTAGAATCTTGTCCTTATAATGCTTCTTTGTTCATTGTAAATCAAGGTTATATGTCGCCTCCAAATATTCAAATGGGTAAAAGAAATACTACAATTGAGCCTTATGGTGGAGATAGTTTATACTTGCCTTCTACATTAGTTTTTAGAATTGGTGGAGTTATGACTAGAAGTGCGAAAGTTGATGCGACTAGAAATGGTGAAAAAATGAACTACGCAATCAAGTCTGGTATTTTATTAGAAAAAAATCACATCACTGAAACATCAGCTAAAGGTACGATTATTTGTACAAATCATGGATTTATCTTAGATGATAAAACAGCAATGGATGAGTACAAGAAAAAATATGCTCCAGATTGGAATTTAGAATATGAAAAAGGTTGGGATTCTGTGTCTATTGATTAATAAAAATGCGTGTATTATTAGTAGATGGTCAATGGAATCTTAAAAGAAACTTCAAAAAGCGTCAAGACTTAAAGACGAGTACAGGTCATTTGTGTGGTGGTAGCTTCGGTTTTATAGATAGTTTAAAATCTACTATGAACCGAGTTATGCCAGATAGAGTGGTGGTAATGTGGGATGGTTTTCATTCAGGAAAATTACGATATGATATCTACCCTCCATATAAAGCAAATCGAAATAAAGATTGGGAAAGAACACAAAAGGCTATTGCAACTGATGGTCTTTATAATCCTCAAGACCTAGAAAGAGTAGAAATGTTAAAGCAGAAAATGCAAGTTCAAAACTATTTAGATGAATTGTATATTCGACAAGTTGAAGTTGATTTTATTGAGGCAGATGATCTTATAGCTCAATACATTTTAAGAAGTGAATCAGACGATGAAGAAATAATTGTTTATAGTCGTGATAAAGACTATTTACAGTTAATTTCAGATAAAGTTAGTATCATGAGTTCAGATAGTTCTTTTTTTATTAATAGAAAAGAATATGAAAGTAAGTATGGTCATTCATTAGATAATGAGCTGTTATTCAAGTGTTTTGAGGGTGACAAGTCTGATAAAATTGATGGGGTTAGAGGTATAACTAGAGAAACTTTAATAAAATATTTTCCAAATATCAAAAAAGAAAAGTATCTTTACAGTAGATTAGTAGAAGAAAGCTTAGAAGCACAACAAAAAAAGAAGCTTAAGATATACGATAAGATTTTAGAATCAGAAAGTATTTTGTATAGAAATGCAAGATTGATGAATCTTAAAAAGCCTTTCTTGAATGATGAAGCTATTAGAAAGGTGGATGCTATAAAGCATGGTACATTAGGTGAAGATAGAAGTATTGAACAGGCTGTGAGTTTATTTATAAGAGATGGTATGATTAGTCATTTACAGGATGGTAGTTTGGAAGATTTCTTTTCTCCGTTCTATAGAATCATGACAAAAGAAGTGGAGTATTCAAAGGGTATGAGAATTTAAGATAAGTTTTTATGGAAGTTAAAGATAAGGTTTTACAACCTGCAGTAGATGGTGATGTACAGAATTTAATATCTTTCTTTAAGGAGGAAGTTATAGAACCGTTTGATGTTGATTATCAAAATAGATTCTTAAAACTTTTTGTTACAGATAAGGATGGTTTTCCAGAGAGAATTATAGATATTGTTCAGGTTGACTATTTTGAATCGTATCAAAAAATACTTCTTAATTATGAAATAGATTTTTACAACAAATATAGGGAAATTGCTAGATTTAGCTCATTGAGAGATATTGTTAGACAAAGAGAAAAAGGATTAGCGAAAGATCATCTACTTGGGTTGATAGACAAGTTGGAGTCTACAGAATTAACAAATCCAAATCACCTTAAAGATTCTGCTTATTATTTCTTCAAAGAAAGAAGTGTTAAAAACTGCTTATTTGAATTAGTAAAAGATTGGAAGGGTCATAATTATGACTCCATGAAAGTTAAGTTGGAAAATGCTCTTAAAGCGGGTGAGCCAAAAGAAACAGGTCACCATTATTTAAGAGATATTGAAAAAAGACTAGAAAGAGATTTTAGAGCTCCAATACCTGCTATGTGTGGTTTGGATAAATATATTGGTGGCGGTCTAGCTGGTGGTGAGATGGCTATTATCTTAGCACCTCCAGGTGGTGGAAAATCTATGGCTTTAGTTAAAATTGCATCTACGGCTTTATTGGAAGGTAAAAAGGTTATTTACTATACATTAGAGTTATCTGAAAAGGTTGTTGGTCAAAGGTTTGATGCCTGCCTTAATCAAATAAAGATGAAAGATGTTTGGGAATATCCTGATGTCGTAAGAGAAAATGCTCAAGAAATAGATGATAAAGGCGGTCAGTTAGTTATTAAAGAGTTTGCTACTGGACAAGCAACGACTAATACAATAATGTCTCACTTAATGACATTGCAGGCAAATGAAGGGTTTGTTCCCGACATACTCTTTATTGATTATGCTGATATTATGAAGCCACTTACTATCTTTAGCGAAAAAAGACACTCACTTACGAGTATCTATGAGGGGATTAGAGGTATAGCTGTTGAGTTTGGTATTCCAATCTGGACCGCATCTCAAACTAATAGATCAGGTATGAACAAGGATAAGTTTGGTCTTGATGCTATTGGTGAAGCTTTGGGTAAGGCAGCGACTGCTGATTTAGTTATAGGTATAGGTAGACCTGATGAGGGCAAGGTTGCGAACGAAGCCACTTTTGGTATTTTGAAAAACAGAAATGGATCAGATGGTTTCTATCTTCCTGCAATTTTTGATACACATAAAATTTTTATTGAAATTTTACCTCCAGAAGATGGTGTTATGATGAATAGTAATCAGAAGTCAACCAACAAAAAAAATGAAAAAAAGAAGGACGATGATATAGAAAATATCAACGACATATTGATGGATAACGAATTATAAAAAAAAGATAGATTTTATTTTTTTGGTTTTATTTATTTCTACACTTATTAAATAATAATCAAATCTAAAATAAAAAAACAAATAAAAATGAATGAAATAAAAATGGAAGAACCGATTTTAAAAGAAAACCAAGACAGGTTTGTTTTGTTTCCAATTGTGCACCAAGACTTATGGGATTTGTATGAAGAACAAGAAAAAGCTATGTGGACTGTTAAGGAGTTAGATATAGCTCAAGATATACCTCATTGGAAAAACAAACTTACAGACAATGAAAGATTTTTTATTAAAAATGTATTGGCTTTTTTTGCAGCTTCTGATGGGATAGTAAATGAAAATTTAGCTGTTAACTTCTTAAATGAGGTTCAGTATACAGAAGCTAAATTTTTCTACGGGCTTCAGATTCATATGGAAAATGTGCATAGCAATACTTACTCTCTGTTAATTGATACATATATTAAAGATGCAAAGGAGAGAAATGAATGCTTTAAAGCTATTGAATATATGCCACCTGTAAAGAAAAAGGCAGAGTGGGCTCTTAAGTGGGTTGAATCAGAATCTTTTATAGAGAGATTGATTGCTTTTGTGGCCGTTGAAGGTATTTTCTTCTCAGGTTCTTTTTGTAGTATCTTCTATTTAAAGTCTAGAGGTTTAATGCCAGGTTTATGTAGTAGTAATGCTTTTATTTCTAGAGATGAGGCTATGCATTGTGATTTTGCAATTCATTTATTAAATAATCATATTTTAAACAAACCCTCAAAAGCTAGAATTCGTGAAATACTTTTATCTGCTCTTGAAATAGAAAAAGAATTTATTACAGAGTCTTTACCTATCTCTTTAATTGGAATGAATTCTGAATTGATGAAACAATATTTAGAATACGTGACAGATCAACTTTTAGCTCAGCTAGGGTGTGATATCGAGTTTGGTTCAAAACAACCTTTTGAGTTTATGAATCAAATTGCATTAAAGTCTAAATCAAACTTTTTTGAAAATAGACCTACTGAATATAAAACTGCCGACTTAACAGGTCCAATTAGTTTTGATGAAGAAATTTAATAAGCACAATAAATACGATAAATAATACAAAAATGCAAGTAATAAAAAGAAACGGAAACAAGATTGATTTTAATCCTAGTAGGATATTAACTAGAATTAAGAAACAAGCAGAAGGATTAAAAGTTAATGCGGACGAGGTGTTTATTAAGGTAACACAAGGTTTGGCTGATAATATGACAACAAACCAATTAGATGATTTAATTTCAGTGGTGTCTGAATCATTGGCAATGAATCATCCTGACTATTCTAAGTTGGCAGCAAATATAGCAATAAGTAAACTTCATAAAGAAACTGAAGATTCATTTATGAAAGCTACCAAAAAAATGTATAATAGCGGTTTGTTAAGCGAAGTTTATTATAACAAAGTAAAAGAGAATATTGATTTAATAGAATCAGTTATTGATTATTCTAGAGATTATAATTTTGATTATTTTGGTTGGTGTTCATTAAAAGATATTTATCTTTTAAAAACATCTGAAGGCATAGTTATTGAAAGACCTCAACATATGTATGTGAGAGTTGCTTTGATGGTGACCGAAAATGCAAAAGATTTTAAAGAAAAATACAGCGATTTAAGTAGTCAGAAAGAAAGTCCAGCAACTCCCATTAAAATTAATATTGGTACAAACATCGGTCAGATTGCATCTTGTAATCTTTCTATTGTACCTGATGATTCTACTGATGGTTTATTAGATATGTTGGGTAGAATTTCAGTATCATCATCTAAAGCTGAAGGTATTGGATTAGCAGTATCTAACATTCGTTCAAAAGAAAGTAATGTAGGAAAATCAGATGGTAAAGCAGGTGGTATTTTAAAATACTTAAAAGTTGTAAACGAGGCATTAAGATTTTGGAATCAAAGAGGAAAGAGACCAGGTTCTTGCGCTGTATATATCGAGCCTTGGCATAAAGATGTTTTTGATGTTTTAGAAATTAGAAAAAAGACTGGTGATGAAACATTGAGAGCTCGTGATTTATTTTCTGCGCTTTGGATTCCTGATAACTTTATGAGAGCGGTACAAGAAAGCGGTGATTGGTATTTATTCTGCCCTCACGATATTAAAGTAGCAGGTTTAAAGCCTTTCTATGAAATATATGGTCAAGAGTTTGAAGAAGAATACAATAAGGCTGTAGCGCTTGGAATAGGGTCTAAAATTAAGGCTCATGATTTGTGGATTAAGATATTAGAATCTCAAATCGAAACAGGTATGCCTTATATGTGTTACAAGGATCAGGCGAATGAAAAGTCAAACCAAAAAAACTTTGGCGTGATTCATTCTAGTAACTTGTGTTCAGAAATTATGGAGGTAACGGATAGAGATACAACTGCGATTTGTACACTTACATCAGTACCAGTTCAGAAATTTGTTAAGGGTAAAAAATATGATTTCAAAGAATTGGGTAGAGTTGTTCGCTCGATTACAAAATCTCTTAACATTGCTATTGATGTAAACGAATATTCAACCAAAGAAGGTCGTAAGGGAGGTTTAGAGCAACGAGCTCTAGGAATTGGTATCCAAGGTTTGGCAGATGTGTTTGCTATGCTTAGATTGCCATTTACTTCTGATGAATCTAAAAAGTTAAATAAAGATATTTTTGAAACAATATACTTTAATGCTTTAAGACAATCTTGTGACTTAGCAAAAGAAACAGGGTTAACTTATGAGCACTACGAAGGTTCTCCTATTTCACAAGGTATTTTCCAATGGGAAATGTGGGGATTGAAAGAGGAAAGTTTAAGCGGTATGCACGATTGGGCTACTCTTAGAGAAGATATCTTAAAGTATGGAGTAAGAAACTCTTTAGTGACTACTTGCCCTCCAACAGCTAGTTCTGCTCGTGTAATCGGTTCAAATGAAGCGTTTGAGCCATTTACTTCAAATTTATATGTTCGTAAAGTAACAGGTGGTGAATTTGCTATGGTTAACAAGCATTTAGTTAAGGATTTAGAAGAGGCAGATCTTTGGAATAGAGATATTCTAAATGAGTTAATCAAAAATGACGGAAGTATTCAAAACATACCAGTGATTAGTTCTGAATTAAAAGAGGTGTATAAAACAGTTTGGGAGTTATCTCAGGGTGCTCTTATTAATATGTCTGCAGATAGAGGTCCATTTATTGACCAATCTCAAAGTCTTAATCTTTTCTTCGATACTCCAACGGTTGGTAAATTAAGTACAGCTCACAATTTAGGTTGGAGGTTGGGTCTTAAAACTGGTCAGTATTATTTAAGAAGTCAGCCTGTTGAAAATAAAGCAAAACATTTAGCTATCGATATGTCTACTGAAAAGAAGGTTGAAAGACCTGTTGATAGTCAATTTGAGTGTTTTGGATGTAGTAGTTAATAAATTATTTTGAAATTTAAATTAGATTTATTAGATTTATTTAAAAATATAAATTATGAAGAAACCAGAAAAAAACCAAAAGAAAAGATTGGCAAAAGTCAAGAGAGGAAATAAGAGAACTCAGAGATTTAAAAAATCTAGAGAAGTTGTAGCTAAAAAAAGAGAGCAAGCAGTTTTAGCAAAAGCGCTTAAACAGAAAAAAATGGATGAGTTAATGGATAAAATTTTACAATCTAGATTTAATCAATAAAAATAATAAAAATAAGCCCCTAGTGGGCTTATTTTTTTGTTTTTTCATATATTTATATAAAATAGTTTTATTGTGTCAAAAGATAAATTAAAAGTTTTAGCTGAAAAAATTGAGCAAGTTGTTAATGCAACTGCTGAAGCGCAGGTAGATAGAAAGAAACCTGTGAAAGTTGTTTTTGATAAAAGCTCTTCAGCGCCTTGGGAAGTTATATTTTCTGAAAGAGGTTTTTTAGTAGGAGATACAAGATTATCTTTTGAGGAAATAAAAAATGCCTTATCTAAAAATTATCAAATTGTTTTAGAAGGGGGAAATGGTTTAGTGTTGGATGGAGTAAAAATGCAATCAATTTTAAAGTATGAGGATAGAGTTTAATTAAGGGTATATAGATTAATTTATGGATAAAGAGAAATAAGTATTAAGGAGCATATTTACAAGCAAACAGAGAGCTAATAAAAAAATAAAAATCAAAATTATTTATCGGTTTACCCTTTGTTTATATCAAAGGTTTATTCTTTTATGTTAAAAATAACATAAAAGATTTCTATTTATTATAATTTTTTTTTGTTTAAAAGAAAAAAAATAGTTACTTTTGTTGACGGTCATTTTTGGCTATAAACTTTACAAGATATGGATAATCAAACAAAACAAGCATTAAAGAAGGGTATATTGGGAGATCAATTAGAAAATCCTTACTCAGCTGTAGGCGAAATGGAGGCTCAAGAGCAAAATATTGATCACCAAGCAGCATTTGAAGCACAAATGAAACAGGAAAAAAAACAACCACAAGTTGGCGTTGAAACTCAAACATATGCGTTTGAGCAAAACGGAACATATTGTAGAACTGGAAATTTTGAAAATGGTTTTATTGAAACCGATTTAAAAATAGTAAAACAAAAAGGTGTAGAAGAAAGATGTGTTTCATTTACTATAATAACCCAAGCGGAAGAAGCTGAGTTATATGAAGAAAATAATTTAATATTAGTTAAAATGGAAATGCGCTCAGAAGAGCAATTTAATAATTTCAAAAATTTCGTGGCAAACCTACAATGGAATGATTAAATAAGAAATAAACATTATGGCAGAAAAAACAAACAACAACGATTGTGGTGTTAGTGGCAATAGCATCTCAATAAGAAATTATTTCAAAGACTTAAGGAAGTTAGATACAATATCTGGTGACGAGCAAACTGAATTGGCAATAAAAGCTAAAGATGGAGATCAGAGGGCTATGAATAAATTGGTAGAGTCAAATTTAAGATTCGTTTTATCAATTGCAAAAGATTATTCTTGGTCTGGAATCCCTTTAGAGGAGTTGTCTAGTGAGGGTAATATTGGTCTTATAAAAGCAGTAGGCAAGTTTGATGAAACAAAAGGTGTAAAGTTTATATCTTACGCTGTTTGGTGGATAAGACAATCTATTATGCAGTCTGTGTACGAAAATGGAAATACAGTAAGGCTTCCAATAAATAAAATAAATAACATAGGCAAAGTAAATAAAGCATCTGATAAACTTTATCAAAAATTAGATAGAGAACCGACTATACAAGAAATTGTAGGTATTACTGAATTAACAGAAAGAGAAGTAAAGATTTCTGTTAATGATGCAATGACTTATGTGTCAATAGATGATAAGATAAAGGAGGATTCAGATAGTGAAATAGGTGATTTCATTCCAGGGGAAACTATGGATGATATAGATAAGAAGATTAATCTTAATTCATTAAAAGAACAAATAAATTCAGTTTTTGAAGGTTTAAGCGCTAGAGAGATACGTATATTAAATATGCACTTTGGTCTCAATGGATACTACGAAATGAGTTTAAAAGAAATTGGTGAAGAACTTGACCTAACAAATGAAAGAGTTAGGCAGATTAAAGAGTTTGCTTTGAAAAAGTTGAGAATGTACGGGAAGAGTTCTAGATTAAAAGAATTTTTAAATTGTAAATTATGATTTTTAATTGCTATAGATTAATCGAAAATAAACTTATGTCTGATGGGGTTGAAATCCCAACAGACCAAGATTTGTATTGTATTAAAAGTGAAGACGACATTTTATTTTTGTTGTTTGAAAATGAAAATAAAAATACAATTATATTTTGGGCACGTTTAGAAGAGTTGACTTATGTTAATGATGTAGAAAAGGATTTTGATTTTAATATTGATGATGTGATAAGTGGTCAATATTTTAATCTGATTTAATTTAAAATACGATAGATTAATAATTATGGCAAAAAGAAATATAGTGAAGAAGTCTAATCAGCAGACTGCTCAATTAGATTTATTATCTGAAATTGATAAACAATCTTATACCCCAGAACAAAGAAGGTTTGTAGAATTTGATGGAGAAGAATCTGTTATTTTGGCAGCTACAGCTGGTGCTGGTAAGACTTATAGTTGTGTACAAAGAGTAAAAGAATTATTAAAAAGAGGGGTGGATCCAAAAAAGATAATCTTCTTTAGTTTTACGAAAGCGGCTACTGAAGAGTTAAGAGAAAGAGTAGGTAATAAGGATATAAAAATCACTACAATACATGCTTTTTGCTATTACATTCTATCAGCAACAGGAAAGTTTAAGGAAATTGCTAGTTTTTATGATTTTATTGAGTGGTTTAAAGT